TCACTGGTGCCTAAATCAGGCAAAGCTGGAGCGGTTGCCTTTGCCTTCGCAAAGGTAGATTTTTTTACAGGAAAGCCGATACCAACCGCTCTCACATGCACTTCAAAAGTTGAGCCAGGATTGATTCCATCAACTGCAACTGACGTACTAGTTGTATTGAACTCCGTAAAAGTGCCTTTGTCGATGCGATGCTTTACGTCAAAAGAAGCAGTAAAACCACCGGTCCCTCTCGTCCAGTTGGCTATACCACGGTTTGTCAAACCGCCGTCTTTTGAGATCAGCTGAAAGTCAATCGGCATCAGATTATGGGGATAGAGGGTGTTTGATCCAATGTAGTTACGTCTAAGAAACTAAGCTCTTCGTCCTCATCGGCTGCTTCATAGATGCTGTCATTGAATTCAACACCAACAATGGCAAACGTTCCATCGCCATTGTCAGCGACAGAAAGGCATCTAAATTTTTGCAGCTTGACTAAATCAGTGTCTATCGCATAAATAGCATCAACAAGAGGGGAAAAGCTGAATGGTGTATTCACCACAATGGTCTTTCCGCTTGATGCACTCGTGTTTATGTGCCTTCTCTCTACATTTCCATCGATCAAAACACATGTCAAAACTTTATTAGAGCCACCAGGCAGTGTAATTTCCTGATCTGCCACGATTGAGGTTGTTGTTGAGTACCTAATCCGGCCAGACAGCCTTTGGCCAGCTCGCATCTCGTCTTGTACTGCAAAGACCTGCCCAGGGAAGACAAGAGCGCCATCAAGGCCAACAGTGAACGTTATTGTGCTGGCGTCAAGCTCTTCTGACTTCATCATCCAACGCCCCATGCGTTTGGCTTGTTTTTTAGACGTGCAGCCAAAAGCTAAAACCTCTTTCACTTGATAGCCATATTTTGAAATCAATGCTGAGTCTTCGATGCAAACAATGTTTGGCCTGTAAAAATTATCTGGGTCGTTGTAGCGGACCCTAATGCTGGTGCTGCGTGTTTTAAGCGAAGAACCGCTGTAATTAAAAACGCCGCCAACCACTCCAGAGTTTGCAAAGATATGAACAGGATCAACATTGCTTCCATCTAAGTTGCCATGGTCTGCAGTTACTTGAATAGTGTTTGACTGCCAGTACATCATGCCTCTGAAGATTGAGGCAAAATCTTGAAGAACTGTATATGCCTGCGCCTGTGAAGAGACCTGCACATTGCACGCAAAACGTGGCTCGCCATCAATGAGTTCATTTGCATACCGCGCCAACGGATAAAGATCCACCCAGTTCAAATTGCTTTTATCAATGAAATGCCCTGCGCCAAAACGCTTGTTAGTCAGCAGGTCGTAAAAAATACAAACCGGACATGTCGTCCACTTTGCACCCTTCAACTTGCCATTAAAACCACCATTAAATTCAAGACTACCATCATCTCTTGGCGTTGCATTGTGAGGGATCTGAACTCTTTTCCCTCTGACTAAGTATGCCCTAGTCGGTAAAGTCTGAAACTCTTCTGTTGAAATACTCATCCCAACACAGGCTGAGTAAGGATAGGCAGTTCTAATGTCAACATGCTCAACGACAGAAGACCAGATAAATGTATTTGCGCGACCATTTTTTAGCGGAGTGCGCTTGTCTACATCTTCAAAATCTTTGAAAGAAGCAGCGAACATGCGCTTATCAATAGTGGCAGCATTGCTTTGACTGTGCGGAATCTCGCCATGAAATCTAGAATTAGGATATTTAGTGACCTTAATGTTCCAAGGTCCTTTCCCCGGCAGTTGAATTCCGCTTACTTGATATTGATAGTTAGTGGTGCTTATGCCTTGAATAACATAAACATTATTTGACCCACCTTTGAAGTCCTCGCTGACCTCATCAACGCTTGTCTTTTTTACTCTCTTAAACCCGGACCCGCTGCCAACATCCTGAATTTTTATGTCAAAGTTAATCTCAGCATCAAACAACTGGCCTTTAACAAGGCTTTCTTGTGCTGTAGAAAAAAGACGTGGGACCGTAAAAATTAAATCAACGCTATCAACGTCAGTATCCGTGATCTGAACAGTTTGACTGCCTGATCCGTAAACTCGTCTTTTGACTCGCGTACCATCACCGTTCAGTATTTCTGTATAACCTTGACCGACCTCTTTGTTTACGTTGATGACATTGCTAGTTTTACCTTTCGCTTGCGGCAAGGCGCTCTGTGTACGCCCACCCTGTCGCAGCTCATAGGAAACATGGCTGTTTCTAACCAGAGTGCTTCCAGTTTGTGCCCTTAGTGGCGATTCATCAAGGAAGATTCCTTTCTTGGCACCTTCAATCGCATCGATCGGACCTTCGCAGAGAAGGTCAACAATTTTAATTACAGACTCGGAATTAAGGCTCATTATGCGTCGGTTACAAGGTTTTCGGTGAAATTCTCGCTTTTATCGCGAAAGTTCTGATAACCGATTGCTCTGATCCTAATACGCCCGCCTTTATTGTCAGCGTCTGTGTCTATGACTTGCACCCTAGTGTCTACGATAGTGTCATTGTCCTCAACTCCACTATGCCCAACATCGATGGCATGACACCACTTATAGCTGTCTGTTTTTCTTAAAAGCCCTTGAATAGTTGCGCGGACTTTACCAAACACAGGTGACTCCCCGTCATAATTGCTCTTCTTTAAAGTAATTTCATAAGTTACAAACGCAGGCACCAGTTGACTCCCAACAACACGGCTTAAACCGTTATCAATTTCAAAGAAAATTTGCAAGTTTTCGGATTTAACATCGTCAGAGTCAAAGTCAATGACAGGATCAACCTTGTCAATTTCACCAACAATAAAGTTGAGCGTGTCGGATCTTTTCCTTCGGATAAAACGACCATTACTTGACTGCTTATCAGCAAACTTAGTGTGATGGTAAAACCATCGCCTAGTCCTTAAGCCGTTAAGGAGTTCAAATTTGAATGAAGGCGTTTCTCCGTTAATAGTGATTGTCTTATTGCCTGGCGCTATAAAAAATGCACCTGTCGGGTCGCTTTCGCTTGTGACCTCTACCTTTGATGAAAGCAAGTGACTGCCGATTAAAACCTTGCCATAGACAAGAGGCACCGTCGCCCCAACACCAACAGTGTTTGCAGGGCCGGAAAAGGCATAAGATTGCTGGCCAGACGTGGCACGGGAAACGCCTTGCGGCCCAGCTGCATTAGTGTTTTCGCCTGGAGAAGTTCTGTCGCGACCTTCAGTCCCAATGCTGGGAACAGTTGGCTGAGGCGCAAGTAACTGTGCGGTGCCAGTAAGCAACAATCCGATGCCGACAGTTCCAGCAGCCGCGGCAAGCGTTGCTCCCAACGTAACAGTGGCACCGGCAACAACACCAAAACCCAGCGCCCCACCGCCAAACAAACCCACAGCCGGGTTGGCAATGGCAACAGCAACCAACGCAGCACCGATCAAGATTTTTCCAATACCTCCTCCACCACCACCACCACTGCCTGCAACCACAGGAGTGACGATGAGATCATTCTTGCCTAACGGCAAATGAAGATCGCCATAGTCCAAAAACTCATCGGCCTGCACAACCGTGTAGCCAATGCCATGCTCATGAGCTTGGGCCATCTCCTTAACGAACTCAGGCTCATTGATGCACAGCAGCTTGATTGCATCCGCAGGGGAACGCAGGTCATGGTATTTGTGCTCTGAGCCGTAACGCTCGCCCAGATCACCCAGCAACCTTACGGTCTGCTGCATACCGAAAGACCGCTGCAACTCTAGAGACATAGTATCGCCCAAAAGGTTCCACTGCACTTAGGGAATCTTGACGCTGATGCAGAATCCGCTCGTCAGGCAAAAGGATTGCAGCGTGCATTGGCGTTGCCGTTCCAAGGCGCATGATCAGCACATCACCAGGTCGCCTTTTTGCGTAATCAACCTGCTTGAACCCGATTGCCAAAGCCTGCTTTAAAAAGATGCTTTCGCAGGTCTCCAAGTCAGCAGGCCGCTCAAAATCAGGCAGTTCAATGCCTTGCAACCCAAACCAATCGCGGATCAACGTAAAGCAGTCAAACTTCCCGTAGTCCCACTGCCTGCCGATCAGGGTTCGATAGTTGACCATTGTTTGTCTGGCACGCTCCAAATATGCCACGGCAATCCCGTTCCAATGCAAGTACGCTTATCAGCTTTGCTGGCCGGGCCGCCATCAGGATGTGAATGCACTATTGCCTCAACAGGCCCAAACATGGCCGCAACTGCATAGTCTCTGGGGTCAATCGCAAAATCAGCGCAAGGATCATCAGCCACATTTCGACAAGGCCAGTATTTGCCACCGACCACAACACCACAGCACTCATTTGGTGCGGATCTTGTTGCGTGCTGTTCTGCGTCAAACTTGAAGTCTTGCACCAGGGAATCCCCCGAACGGCAGCAGTTTTTCATCAGGACCTATGCCCTTACCCTTTGGGTGACGCAACTCACACGCCTTTAGGTTCTTGGCGCATTGATCTTGTGACGCGGTAAAGACTTGCTTGTTTTGTAGGTCAAATTTTTTACCTGGTTTGTATCCACATTCCTTGCCTTTGTAGACCCATGGGCAATGTTCAACAATTTGCCGGCTAGGCAAACGCAGGTTTGTCAGGTCAAGCTTGCCGACCAGTTCAAATTCAACAAGCTCTATGTTTTCCGTTGCAACGCGGTCGATGTACCAAGACTCATAACCACCTCCAAACATTGCAGTCGGATCGGCGCTTGAATTTGTGCCACTTGAAAAATTGACAGCATCCAAAAATTTCTTGCAGGTGCGAATGCGCCTTACCTCTGCCTGCAATGGGTTGTAAGAATTCAACAGAGCTGTGATCGCGTTATTAGCGTTGGCGATCTTCATCTTCGGACGAGGTAGCGTGCCTTTGGTCGTTACTGCAAAACCATCAACCTCAATCGGTACCGCCGCATAAGTTTTGCCGTTAAAAACAATATCTTGCGATAGCTCGTTCGTTCCAGCGTGATAGTAGTAGATCAGATCCACGCCATTTACAGCAGCAGTTAGGTGCAGCTCAAACAGCTCAATAATTGCTGACGGCTCAAGAGAATGCAGCTCCCTTTCGACCTTATTGGGTGTTGTCGTCATGGTTC